CCGCCTGGTGCTGTAAAAGTAGCTCCTTGTAAGATTAATCTTGCTCCTGTTCTTGGGTAAATGTTTCCAGTATTACCTGTTCCTGTCATTGTTAATTCATTAGTGGCTGGTCCGTTTAAAAAGTAGTTAGCAGCATATTGTCCACCAATCCATAGTAAACGTCCTGCATAAGTTGTAATACCATTATTTGCAATTGTGTTATTTACTGGGTCACCACTTTGCCAATAAGATGCAGAGCTATTACTTGCTAATGATGCTATAGTTGCGCCTGAATTTGCATTAGTACCTAAACGACCTCCGTTTGCTAAGACTATTTTTGCATATTGTAGAGCTGTACCATAACTTGCATTTAATGTAGTTCCATCAACTGTTATTGTGCCGAAATATGTGTTTGCAGTGTTTAACAAGTGGATAATACCATTAACAGGTGTACCTAAAGTAGTAATTTTTAAAGGTGCTGAACCGCTTAAAATTCCTGAGAAATCTACGTTCATATTTGTATTAAGCTTTATTGTCGAAGCACTTTGTACATTTACTCTTGCCGAGTAAGTAATACCTGTTGCCGTACAATTTAAAGCTCCTATTTTTACACCACTTGCATTACACCAACCGTCTCCGTTAAGATTAATCCTTGTTGTACTACCAATTGGAATACTAGAAAGTACAAAAGTACCTCCGTTTTTAACATTTACAGTTCCTGTTCCACTCCAAGTAGACTGATTTCTCCAAGAAGCTTTGTCGATGTTAATTACACCACTATTTACAACTGTTGAGGCTATCATCATTCCTTGACCACAAATACCTGGTCCTATAAAATTAACTGTCCCTACGTTATTCAGTCCTTGTGTTGCAAAAGTATTTGTTGTATATGCTCCAAATATAGTGGAGTTTGAATCTGCTTGTGTAGTAAGCGTTCCTAATTTAGTAGTGGTATTAGTTTCATCTAAACCTACTTGTAAATTTGCACCACTTTGTACAGTTGTTACTCCTGTTATAGTATTATTTCCGTGAGTAACTATTATTCCTCCGCCTGAATAAGCGGTTCCTCCTATTGATTGTGTACCTCCTTGTATTGTAACTGGACTTGTTCCAGAAAGTACCCCTGACATATATCCAGTAGTATTCGCTGCGACAAAAATAGAAAATGGTGCAACATAGTTATTTGTATTTGTACTATTGTTACTACCAATAGTTTCTGTTGTTCCTACTTGAACTTCCCAAGGTCCTGGTGCTATTGCACTTCCAATTATTGAAGCCAGTAAGGTACAATCTAAAACACTTAAAGCCCCTATATTACCTGTGTAATCAACTGCAAAGTTTGTTAAAAATTGTGGAGATGTTTTTAGTGTCCCTGTAATATCTACTAAATCTGTTGTTGAAGTATCTCCAAACTTTCCAGAATAGGTTGCTAAATTTGTTGTTATTAATGCGCTCATGATTTTAGATTAAAGTCATTTTTAATGTAGTTCCCACCCACGCAAAAGTTGCAGTTCTTCCGCTTAAATTTGTGTTAACTGTTGGAAGCAAAGTCGGGGATAATACATTTGGTTGCGCTAAAATAGTGAAAACTCCAGCTGACATTGCCTCCATTAAATTAACTTTCCAACCTGCTGTTAAGTAAGCTACACTTTGAGATGTAATCATACCAACTCCAGCGCCCGAAGTGTAAATATCCATAAATGAATCCGCTTTTAAATACAGTGTTTTGATTTTAGTTAGTGTGCTATTTCCAGCACTTATTGTGCCACCATTAGTGGAGTTCCAAAATTCATAAGTACCACTTTGTGCAATAATTTTTGCTCCATCAATAGAGTTTAAGTTTACTACAGAACCTGCGTTTGTTAGTTTTAATTGGTTTGTATTTGGACCGTATACATTTAGTGTCCAAGGTGCTCCAGGAGTACTATTTTGTAAAACACCGTCGTATGTGGTATTTCCATTTTCACGGATATTCATGGTAACGGAACTATTAGCTAAAATACTTGCGGTTGTTGAAGTGGTTGCTAAAGAACCTATATTAAAAGTTCCTCCATCTTGTTGCACTCTACCGTTTTCAACTAATACAATATCAGCTTTTTGTAGTGCTGTTGTACCAGTATTATATAAGGTAGTATTTTTAACTTCGATAGTGTTGTCAAATGTACCACCAGTTCCGTTTGCAAAAGTTGTTTGACCAGCCGCAGTCGTACTACCAGTATAATTTTCAATTGTTAGTTTATTGTTCCCCGTAAGTTGTCCGTTAATTGTAACTTGACCACCAGCTAAATGTTTAATTGTAGACGGTGTTAATACTTCAATTTTAGCAGCTATTGTATAAGCAGCAACTCCGTATAACATTGCACCTTCTGTTCTTCCTATTTCGTTACATTTTCCTATACCGTTTAATTGGATAGTTTGTGTGCTTGGTATTCCTGTGTTTGCAATTTCTAAAGTTGCACCGTCTTTTACTAAAATTGTACCTACTCCAGCGGCGTAAGCAGCAGGTCTGTAAACTGCTTTATCAATTGTAGCTAAACTTTTATTATCTAAAGATGTAGTTGAGAAATACCCTTGTCCACATACATCATTTCCTGTGATATTTACATTACCGTTATTTACTAATGTACTAAATACAGCTCTACCATTTGGCTCATCTGCACCTACTACGTTTATAGTTCCTCCAGCATTTACTGTTGTTGTCCCTCCAAAAGAACCTTTAGTTGCTTCTAAATTAAATCCTAATTGTGCTATTGCTCCGTTTTCAACGGTTGTTGTTGTGTTTGTATTTGTGTTAGTTGCTATGAAAGTTCCGCCACCATTATAAGAAGTCCCTGCGATAGTTTGTGGACCCCCTTTAATAAGTAGATTACCTGTTCCGCTAGTAGTTCCTGTGTAAACTCCTACAACATTATTAGCTACAAAAGCTTCAACTGGTGCTGCATAAGCAGTTTGGATTGCTCCGTAATGGTCAGAAACTTGTTCTACACCACCTTTTTCCATCTCCCAATAACCTTCAGCTGGTATGTCTATTGAAATATCGTTAGTACAAGCTCCTGTACTTGTTACTGTTATACTTGTTATACCTGCGGCTATATTAAATGAATAACCATTTAGTAATTGCAAACGAGTTACCCCAGTTGCAATTACTTGATTTAAGTTATTTTTAATAATGAAAGGACCTGCGTCATTTCCTATTTGACTTGCGGTTATTTTAAATATTGGCATAATTAATAAGCTGAGTAATGAAATTGTAATAAATCACTTGCATCAATTACTGCGTTGTGATTATCTACTGAATTATATGTTCCTATAGCACCACTCCAAGTGAAAGCTCTTGATATATCAACTCCATTTCTTGTTACAAAAACTTTTTCTGTTCCTCCTATTGGAACTTTAGCTAAAGTAAATGAAGTCTGAGCAGCTGTTGCTGTTACTACATCTCTTTGAAATACTGGAAAACTATATGTTTTTGTTACATAAGCTGTTCCGTTCCAACTCCATACTGAACCATCTGAACCATAGTAAGTATTTGTACTTACTTCTTTCAGCGTATCATTATTAGTAACTGGTGGGTTTTCGGTGTCAAATATAGTTGCTGTTGCTGGGTCTGTAGAATCAAAGTAAACAGAAACCCCAGAAGTATTAGCTAATGAAACTACTTTGGTTACTAAAGTACCTGTTTCGTCCGTATACGGAATTGATAAGTTAGTTCCATCATAAGTAGGTTGTCCTAATACTGTAACTGTTTCGTTAATTGCAACAACCGTGTTTTCTTCGTTAGTGTAGTCCGCAATTTTATGTCCTGTTACTGTGTTATTTACAGTTGTTACAACTTGTGGCTGAATAGGAAGCGTAATGCTTTTAATGTTTTCATCGCCTAATTCGTCAATGTATTTTAACGTTACGGTGTTTCCGCTTACAGAAAATTCTGAAATAGATGTTAATACGTCTGGTTCAATAGGAAGCGTAATGCTTTTAATGTTTTCATCGCCTAATTCGTCAATGTATTTTAACGTTACGGTGTTTCCGCTTACAGAAAATTCTGAAATAGATGTTAACACATCAGTTGGAAGTTCGACAGATACAGTTGTTGAATCAGTTAACGTTGCTATAATGCTATTTGTAGCCTCATCATACTCCAAGCTTTGTAAGTATATATCTGGACGTGCACCACTTGTGCAACAAGAGGCATTAAGGTGGTCTTGTAATGTAGTATCCATTTTTTTATTTTTTATCTTATTTCGTTAATTGTATAAATCTGATATGCTGGTAAATAAGTTTGTCTGCCAGCAGGTCCATTGTGCCACATTCTTACTTGAATTGTGTCTCCCACTACCAAGTTAAGTGTTAGTACATTATCCCCAGAAAAGGCATATTGATTATAAGTGGAAGCTGCGAACCAAGAAGCGTTATTTACGTTAACTCCGTTTTTCAAAAATTGTGCGTTAACTTCATTTCCTTGATTCCAAGTATTAATGGAAAACATAGCTCTAAATTGAAATCTATAAAGTCCCGCTTTGTTACAAGTAAAAACACCTGTAGCAGCATTCCAAGCACCATTACTTGTATCAGATACATTAGTATAAGTTGTCAATAGAGTATTAGTACTTGTTGGAATGGTTACTTGATTAAGTTGTGTACTAACTGCTAGAGGTGTTGGAGAATCGTATTTAGCAATAATTTGCCACGTGGAACTATCCGATTGAATTATAATTGATTCTTTAGGTAGCAATGTACGAGTAGTTGAAGCCGTTCCATCAATATGTCCAGCTACTGTTACTATCCCAGAACTTGTATTTTTAATGAACATTATACGTCTTCTGACAACAGTTGGTGCTTCAAGTGTACAAGTAGTTCCAGCTACTGCCATCCAAACAGTATGGTCTCCAGATGTTGTTGTACTAACGCTTGAACCTCTTTCTAAAGCTCCAAATGAACCTCCTACGTCTAAGAATGATAATGGTGTTGTATTATTAATTCCTGTAAACCCACTATAAAGATAAGAAATCATAGGAGTTACACGCCCTGACATTCCAAAATCAATTCTATTATTATTCGATGAATTTCCAGCATAAAAGAATCTCCAATCAGCACAGTTACCTGCTCCTTGGGCAGTTCCAAAAACCATTTGAGTGTTATTTCCAGAAATAGTATTACTTGGTCCCAAAAATCTTGCCACAGGTAAATATTGCCCAGTTCCTCTATTAATTACGTCAATTGGAACTGTTGGGTTTGTGTTATTAATACCCACGTTTCCATCTCCTAGAGCCTTAATTACTGGTGCTGCTGGAACACTGCTCTGTGTTCCAGTTGAGACTTCAAATAAGTTGTTAGCACTTGTAGCTCCATTTACTTTGACAAGTAATCCATTACCTGTAGTAGGTTGTGAATAGAAAGCTGCTGCAAAACCAGTTCCATTTACAGACCAGTTTAGTCCTCCTGAAATTGCCCCCACTGTATTAGTTCCTTGAATTGAATTTGCGGTATTGGCTAAGCTACTTACAGGATTGACAACATTAATTCCTATATTTCCCCCTGTTGGATTTAAAACTAAAGGTAAAGTTGCTATTGAGGCTTTGTTATAAGATTGTACATAACTTCCAAAAGGAGTTACTGCTAATGTACCCATATCAAGTGTATGGTTACTATCTCCATCTACTCTAAATGTAGCGTTCGATTGAGCTGTACCATTTGCAGTAGCAGCAGCATTATTGCCTTTAACAACAAATTTATTTAAAGGGTTGTTAATATTTATACCAGTGTTTCCTGTTCTATAAATTGCACCCGTTTTATTTCCTCCAGCATCGGTAGTTGTATTGGCTAAATACCATTCAGTGTTTGCAGGTGGTGTGTAAGTTGAATAAGTTGTACCGTTACTGTTCCAAGTAGAACCATCTGTTCCTATATAAATAGCTGTGTCTAAATTTTTTAGAGAGTCATCATTAGTGACTGGTGGGTTTTCTAAGTCGAAAATTGTTGCTGTTGCTGGTGTTGCTGCATTAACGTAAACAACTGTTGCGTAATCTTGAATTTGAAAATCTACTTTAACCCAAGTAGTACCGTCATAAACCCAAGTTTCTAATATAGTTCCTGTTTTATCTCCTGTGCTTGTTTTGTAAAACAAATCCCCCTCAATTCCTGTTTGTCCTGCTGTAATAGGGTCGGCTAAATTAAAATACACGGACACTTCGGCTAACTTAATTGCGTCCAAATTTACAGTCCAATTACAGAAGTTTCCTGAACCAGTTTTTTGATGTACATTCATCACTAATACCCCTGTAACACTATTGTAAGATACTACTTCTCCGTGCATGTGGTTTGCAGCATCGGCATATATTATAATATCTTGTAATGGTGTATAAGCTAATCCTGTTTCTACCGTAAATGTAAGATTACCTGTTGATACTATATCATTACAAGTTGTTGATGTAGTTTTATACTTATCCCCTGCCACACTTGATAATGGACTTAACTCTAATCTTTTTGTAGTGTTGTTGAAAGATACTATTGTTGATGGAGAGTTTTGCGTATCAGGATTTAACATTCCTAACTTTGTACTAAAATCAGTAACGTATTGTTTAGCTAAAGTACTTGATAAACCTTGTGCAATTAAAGCAGTTTCTAAATTAGTTCCAGCCGTTACATTTATGTTTCCTGAATTATCTTGAATATTATAAAATGAACCACCTGTAAAATTCACAGAACCTGTTGCATCTATAATGTTAGATTTCAGAGTATAAGCACTTGAAGCCCCAGAAATAGTTAAATTTGAAATTAACGAATCCATTATCAAACCACTTCCTGCACTTAACGTGGAAGTTGAAGTTGTTTGGATAGTTGAATTATTTATTTCAATGTAAGCAGCACTGGTTTTGTTAAGCAACGTATTTATTTGGCAATCTGTTACATATAATGCACCTGCTCCACTATGCACTAAATTACTCATTGAAATACCTTGAATCCCACTTGAACTTGAAGTGTGCGTAAACGTTACCGTTCCTTGAATTGAAGTGTTTCCTCTATCCGAACCAGCCACGGTTACAATATCTAAATTAGCTAAAGAAATTGTAGGGTTTTCAGTGTAAGTTCCAGCTCCTAAAACAATTCTATAACCGCTTCCATTTGCAACGGTTAAAGCCTTTGCGATAGTTCTATACATTTTGTTATCCGAGCCTGTACCCGTTAAATCATTACCGTTTACGGGGTCTACAAATAGCATTTTAGAGTATGCTACATCGGCAGTTGGTGCAGCACCAGCTTTAATTGCATCACCATTACTATCTACTACCCAAGTGTCTCCGTTAGCATCTTTGAATGTGCTATTTAGATTTGTGGTATTTCCAGTAGTTGTTGGAGTTGGCTGAACAGTAGTAATTACATTTAAGTTTTCTAATTTGATAAATTTCGATTGTACATCATTCCAATAATAGAAATATCCGTCAGTTGTATTGTGATATAGATACTTACTATCTCCTGTTATAGGTAAGGATGATACATCAAGTATCACCCTTTTTCCTTTTTGTGTTTTTAACATAAATTTTATTTTTTAAAATTCCCTATGTTTTTTGCTTAAGCTAGTACAGACCAACCTTTGCTTATTAATATTACTTCTAAATTAGTCCCGCTTACGGAATCAATATTATTACTGAAATCTACAAATACATTAGAATTAGGTAGATTATTAGCCCAAGCCTCCATTGCTGTGTAAGAAGATGTTGTAAGTAAGTTGTTACTTAGAACTAAATTATAAAAATAAGCAGAAATACTTAAATTATTAACATTTGTAATAGTTTTTCCGCTTAAGTCTAATATTCCTGCGTTTCCTACACTTATAACATTTGCTTTGATATTATTTCCGTTTTTAACAAAATCAGAGGTTGTCACCAAATTAATAACATCGAAAGTAATCTGACTTACAATTCCGACTGATTGCCAATTTGCGTCAGCGTCAAAATTATAAATTATTGATTCTTCGCAACAAAGTCCATTGAAAAAACCTTGCGTTATTATTTGCATATTATTTATATAAATCTAATTGTAAAACAGAACCAGCTCTTACGGCTGTAATTAAGTAACTATTGCCAGCTTTGTCAAGGTCGTTAGCATTAGAACGAGTGTCAAATCCTTGAGGTACTGATGTAGAACCCGAAGCTGTACCGTTTCCATCTTCCGAAATTTCGATAGCTGATAAGATTGAGCCGCTGGACAAAGTTATATCAGCTGAAAAATCATTTGATTGGTTTTCTACTGTAAATTCTCCTTTTACGGCTAATAATGAAACTGTTGTAAATTTATTTGCTGTGATTGTAACAGTAGCACCAACAGCCATTGCAGGAGTTTGGAGTAAATCATGTACTTTTCCAACTGCCGAGGCGGAAGATTGCGCTTCTATTGCGGCAACTATTGGGTCCGAAATGTCAGTAGTGTTGCAAATTGAACTAATAACTTTGTTCAATACAATTGTTTTCTGTACCGTTTCAGGCTCTCCGACACTTGTACCAGCACAATCAACAATCTGAAAAGTATCTTGTGTAGCAAGAACAGCATCCTTTACTTCTCCTAAAGCAACTTGTGTTTGGTCAAATTCAGTTTGTAAGGTGGTGTTAATTGTATCAAGTTTAGTTTCTATTGAATCTAAGTTTTCATTAACAGTTGTTAATTTAGTGTCGATAGATTGTACAGCAACTTTAATTTCTTCTGTATCTGCCTCTATTGCGGCAACCGACGTTTTAATAGCAGCAATGTCAACTTTAATTAAAGCAATATCTGTTTTTACTGTGGCAACATCATTACTAATAGTGGTAAGAGTTGCATTAGCCGTATCTAAACTTACATTAGCATCAATTAGCTCGGTTTTTAAATCTCCGAGTAGTGTAATTTGCGTATCTAATTTAGTTTTAACATCTTCTAATTTTGTGTTAGATGTTGTAACTTGTGTCAGAATACCTCCCGTGTTAGTTTGAATAGCAGAAGTGTCTCCCTCGATAGAGGTTAATGTTGCATTTGCTGTTACTAACTCTGCCTTAATTAAAGATAAGTCGTTTAATTTTGTATCTATAGAGTTTAATAACAACTGCTCTGCGTCAGATGTATCATTAATAGCAGCGATTACATCATCTAATTTATCAAGCAAATCGGTAGTTGTGTCAATAGCCATCCAACCAATTACAAGTGCTCCAGAAGGTTCTCCATCTGTCCAAGTAAAGCCATCTGTTGAAAATTCAATAGTTCTTGAAATTTCAGTTTGAGTTTCTGAGTCCCACTCGATTTTTTCTCTTGAATAGAAATTTGCTACTCCGTTGTTTACCTTAGTTGCAGAAGTATATACTAACTCAATATCTAATTCAGCTTTAATATCCTCTAGGATAGTTGTGATTCCAGACAAATCAGAATGGATAGTGTCTAATTTAGTTTCTATTGAATCTAAGTTAGAATTTACAGTATCTAATTTAGTATCAATACTTTGAACAGCTGTTTTTATTGAAGCGGTGTCAGCTTTGATAGTTGCAATATCAGCTTTGATAGTTGCAACGTCTGATTTAATAGTTGCAATATCAGCTTTAATTAAAGTAATATCTGTACTAATAGTGTTTAAAGTTGCATTAGCTGTGTCTAACTTAGTGTTAGCACTTTGCAACTCTGTTTTTAAATCTCCTAATAGCGTAATTTGACTATCTAGTTTGGTTTTTACGTCTTCTAACTTTGTGTTTGTCGTTGTGACTTGTGTTAGAATGTTAGACGTATCTCCTTTTATGGCGGTTGTGTCTCCATTAATTGATGTTAATGTAGAATTGGCTGTAGTTAACTGCCCTTTTATTAATGCTAAATCGTCTAATTTATCATCTATTGATTCTAAAATAGATGTGTAATCTAAAGTAGATGGGTTTGTAACAACTACTTTAAGAATGCCTGAACCATCGACTTGTTCTAATGACGAATATTTTTTTACTGGGTTTTGAAAACTCATTTTGTTATGATATTATTGGTGAATAACTTGGAACTTGTAGTACACTAATTCTGATGTCGCCATTAGCTAAGGCGTTTATAATTATTGGATTAATATTTGGAATCAAATTATTTTTATCTCCGTTTCCAAAACTTTCTCCTTGGGTGTAATCCCCAATTAAAGAGCCTCCTTCTGTATAGTTAGCTGAACCGTTGAATACTCCAGCACCATAAGCAAAAACTTTTCCAGCTTCAAACGTAATTGTCTGCCCTGCCGTGATTTTGTATGATTTATTTTCAATTAGAATTGGTGTCGAAAGACCTACCAATATATCTAATTTGCTTTCTATTTCATTTGTATTTTCATCTACCTTATTGGTAGCCACAACAACTTCGTCTAACTTATTGATTATCGAAGAATAATCTGCGCCTGTGTTAATAGCAGTTGCAAACTCATCAACATTACAAATAGTGGCTGTTTGTTTTGCTAATTGTACTACTTTCAACACGTTTTGAGACGGTCCTATTGGTAATCCATCGCAATCTTCTAATTGAAATGTATCTTGTGCAAACTCAACTGATGTTTTTAACTCGTCTAACTTAGCTTGTGTTTGGTCAAATTCAGTTTGAAGTGTTGTATTAATAGCAAGTAAATCATTATGTACAGTGTCTAATTTAGTTTCAATTGAATCTAAAGAATCTACAACACTTGTAAGCTTAGTATCGATAGAGGCTACACTTGTTTTTATTGATGAAACATCTATCTTGATAAGGCTTAAATCGTCTTTAATGGCGACAATGTTGCCGTTAATTGTATCTAATTTAGTTTTTATATCTACCAAATTAGCATTAGCTTCAATTGCCTGAACTTTCAAATCAGTAAGTAAAACTATTTGCGCTTCAAGCTTTGCTATTAATGTGGATAAATTGGTATTTATTAAAGTTGTATCAGTGTTGATACTTGTCAAAGTAGTGTTCGCTTTAATCAATTCCGCCTTAATCAAAGACAAATCATCCAGCTTGCTGTCAATTGAATTAAACACCTCTAGCATATCGGTAGAAGAGTTTATAATTGCGTTCTTAATCTCTGTCAAAGCATCTAAATACTCCTGTTTATCGCAATCGCTGACAAATACTTTATTGGCACAATCAATGCCTTTGTTATTGACAGCCTGAATAAGTAAATCAAGTTTAGCTTGTGTTTGGTCAAATTCAGTTTGTAAAGTCGTATTTATTCCAACTAAATCAGAATGAATAGTTCCTAATTGTGTAGCAATACCAGTTAATTTATTGTCGATGGAAGCAACACCTGTTTTGATTTCAGAAATATCATCTTTTATTAAAAGAATATTTGTATTAATGGTATCCAAGCTTGTTTTGATTGCCAATAAATTGACATTTGCCGTTTGGGCTTCTGCCTTTAAATCGGTAAGCAATAAAATTTGCGCTTGTAATTTAGCTATCGCTTCATCAAGCTTAGTATTCGTTGTGTTGGTACTTGTAGCAATTTCTACAAGCTTGTCTTTAATGACAACAAGCTCATCTAATTTAGTGCTAATTGTATTTAAAATAGCTTGTTCGTCAACAGAACTTGTATTGATTGCCGTAACTATTTCATCCAACTTGGATAACAATTCTTCTCTATCGCAATCTTTAATGTGAGAAGGTGTTGCACAACTCTCTCCTGTGGTGTCGCTTTCAATTAAAAGTTTGATGTCTTTTAAAAGTTGCTCAACCTCGTCTGTATTAAGATTTATTTGCTCCGCATTTAGATTTATACTTTCAGCTGTAACTTCTAAATCATCTACTGCATGAAATATGTCTGTTAAAATAGCCGTGTAATCAATCGGTGGGATTGGAACTTCTCCAGTCAATCCTACTCTGTTATCTGTAAAGTACTGTAAAAATTCTTCAACAGATACTCGTGTATCTTCAGATAAGGAACAGTATTCGAAATCTTGTGTGAATTTTACAATTTCATCAGAATGGTATCTAATGTGTACTTTATTAAATTTTAAAAGCCTCTCTGCTTCAAGAAAGACATCCTCTCTTGGATAAACATCTACTTTCTTACCATTAAATTCGATAACCAAATAGTCATCGACAACTGAAAATTTATATAATTTCATGCACTTTTATATTAAAAAGGGAGGAGTATTTTACCCCTCCCTTTTAAAGATTTATACTTAACTCTGATTAAGCTGTTACGCTTACAGCAGAGTTACCAGAGGCAGCAGCTAATTTATTGATGTAATCTTCAATAGCTTTATGTCTTCCGTATTCAGCAACCACCATATACTCAGTGCCCATGTCGCTTCTTTTTCCAGCTCCTTGAGAGTACTTAGAATCGTGGATATAGATATGATAAATTGCATATTGTTTCTTAAAGTCTAATAACGACTCTTCACCAAACGCTTGTTTAGCAAATAAGTTATTAGGGTGTCGGCTAGTTCCAGTGAAATAGTATCTTGAGGCATCTTCCCATTGCAATAAGTGATACCCAAGACCATCTCTATCTTGTTTTCTTGAAAGTCTTGTAACTTTGAATAAATCAATTGGAATGAATGGTGCAGAACAATCAATATATTGCTTATCAAATGAGCTGTTTACCTCTTCAATATATCCACCAGCCACTTTAATTTCAGTAGATGTTTCATAGAAAGGGATGCTATCTCTAGTAGCCTCAGTAGGAGTCATAATGAAAGGCTTACCTGTTAATCTAAGACCCATTTTTGAGAGTTCGTTTGGTGTTCCTTCAACTTTAGTCCAAGAGTGGAAATCATAATCTGCTGGAGCTTTTGATTTAAAAGGTTGTAAGAAAATATCACTACACTCATCACAAACAATGTCTGTAACTACAGTGGTTTCATAAACTTTTTGACAGCCTCCAACGATATTAGCTAGTGGAGTTCCACCTTGTGCTACTGCAATAACCAATTCAGGATAAGCTTCTTGTAGTTTAACTAAAGTTTCACCAGTACAATCCGCATCTTCTAACTGAATTCTATATTTTGCCGTAGATGCTTTACATACTTGTCCTGCTACCCAAGCAACAGTAACTTCTGTATCGTCTTTACAAACAGCTCCTACTTCTCCTAGTAAAGTTACCTGAGCTGTTGGATTAGCTTCTAAAAATGTAGTCAAGTCCTCTTTAGGTAATTTATTTTCTAAAACTACTTTGTATGTGCCTACTCCTGTGTCTTGCCCTAATTTTACAGCTGATGTGGCTACTGAATCTGGTAAACCTTGTACAACTGCTTTTTTGTCGATTCCGTCGTCTTCTAAAGTAACAGAGTATGCGTAACCTCCTGCGATTTCATCATATCCTTCTGGGCAATCTGGACAACCTTTCTCTAAGAGAGCTTTTGTAGACACAAAATCTTCTACAGTATCGGCAGTTTTTGCTAAAAATCCATATACAGATATTAGCCCAACTCTATCTGTTCTCTTGATTACATATTGAGGGTATTGTGCTTGTACTAAAGATAACGCATTTGAATCTCCTGTATCGGTTAAAGTTAATGAACGGAAAGTATAAGATTCTCCTGCTAAAGGTTCGTTTTCAGAATCTACTACTTTAATATCAATAACCTCTGTAATTGAATTTCCTTGAGGGAATTTTTGATTTTTCAAAACTTCTGCTGCTCTTTGGATAACTTCTTGGTCAGTTTCTCCTGCTTCTTTTCCAAAGTGAATTCTAAATGTATATTCGCAGTAACCAGTGATGAAACCTACATGGTCTCCACTAACTGTTACGTCTAATACAGTAGTTTCTCCTTCTGATAAGTCTAATGCAGATTTGTCGTTGATACCGTCATATCCAACAATTAAATCGTCAAATTTTTGCTCAAAGTATTTTGGATAAGTAGCTTTAACATCTACTACATCGTTCAAAGAGAAAGTTTCAGAAGCCATTGTTGAAGGAACATTGTTTGTTCTAATACCTTCAACTTTGTTAACTCCTACTCTTAATTCTAACTTCGCTTTATTTCCTAAAGCAGCAAAATCCTCTACTACTTCAGCTCCTTGTGGCGTTACTTTACCGCTTTGTACGATAGTGAACTGCCCTTTTGCTAAATTTTTAGCTCCACCACTTGTTAAAACACTACCTTGTAGTGTGAACATAGGTCGTGAAAAAGGTCTATGTATTCCCATTTTTTCTTTTTTTAATTAATTATTTTTGTGTTCTTAAGTTTTGTACTTGTAATCTTGTATTCATTTCATTCATATCAAATTCTCCAGCGGTCATAGATATTATCCTATCTAAGGATTTATCATCCCATTCTATTTTAACACTTTCGTCAAAAGTAGACTCTGGATTATTATCATCAATTAATTTTATTTTGTTGGGGTAACGATAGTAGTTTAGAAGTATGTTGTCTATCGTAAAGGTATCGTCTGCATAAACAGATACAGTGTTTGAGTTAACTGTGTAACGAGATTCACGGAATTTAAACGAGGGTTTATTGAATTCGTCCGATAATAAAGAATTTAGATTTTCTGTTTGTATTTCAAAAAGTTCAATTTGTACATTAAAACATTTTGAATTTGAGGCTAAGCCCCTGATGTCAGCTAAATCTAAATAGTCACTAGGTAGTGGGAAGTTGTAGTGGTCGTAGGTTTTAGAGACATAAGGTATTTTTTTATCTAATATTAAAAGATGTTGAATATATCTTATGTCATCTACCCCCCTTTGCTGTAAATTAAGCTCTGTAAATTTGTTTTGAGCTTCAATATATAATAGAACAAAATTACCCCTACTTGTTGAAATGGAATCGTTAGTAACGTTTTTTTCAACTTTTTGTTTGAATCTTAAATAGGCTTGCTCTATTAGCATTTTTTCTTATTTTATAAGCTCACCATAAGCTTTAATAATTAATTCTTTTATGTCTGGATTTTGCATCGCAACTTCAGAAGCTTCTTTTAAGTGGTTTCCAATTCTAGTGCCTCCGATATAATATTGTTGACGCTTAATTTCCACCATATTTGCAGCTTTTAATTTTTGCAACATTGAGAAAATATCCATTTTATCTTTTCCTATTTTTGTCTGCGTCATACTATACGCATCTAAAAATCTTTCGGAAAAATCGTACCCTGATTTAGGGTCTTCAAACATTCTAAGAACCGTTCTTTTTAAAGCGTCTTTGTCAGATTTTCTAACATTTGATAAACCTAACCACTCTAAGATAGAGAATAGTGAATCATCTTTTTTAGTATCCAATGCAAGTAATGTTGAGAAAGTTACACTTGCTTCAAACTTAGTTTCTGCTCTTTGTTCTTTTAAAGAGATTTCTTTTTCTCTGTTCTTAATACAATAGTTTGCTGAACGTTGTAGTGTTGCATCTTTTTCTCCTTCTTGACAAATAGCTCCGTGAATTAAAGCTTGAAATAAATCTAATAAGTCTTTCTCGTTGCTTGTATTAAAAGTCTTGTATGTGTACAATTCGTATGAATATTCGTCCCAGAACTCATTATTTGTAGAATTCATATCCTTCCTATATCTATCCTCATAAGGTTTCTTAATAACAGAATTATATTGGTCTACTAATGATTTTCTCTCTAACGGTGGGATTATTGAATTAGATGGGCTGTCTGTGTCAAATCCGTTGTCCCAAATATTCATAATAGCATCAAAAGGAATTGCTTTATGTTCTGATATGTTAGGTGCTAAAAGTTTTGTTGTTCCGTGCTCTTTAAATCCGCTCGGTGCATCAAAATCTTTCTTAGGCACTACTTCATAGATATTGCCTATCACTACATCCATGTTGGCAATCTTAATTGTTGGTTTTTGCTTTTTTGCCATTATTTTTCTTCTTTCTTGGTTTATTTTAATCTGTTTTAGTTTGCATTCCTATTGTCTGATTTTTCAGGACAGACAACCAGGGGTAATTAGTCCCCTGGAATCCTGGATTTTAATCTTTTCTGATTTTATTACTGTAAATATAAAATAGATATTTTAATTACGCAAATTAATAAGTTTTAAACTTATACTTAATTATAACCTCGCCTTGCGGCTGGTTCCAATTCTATAGTTACAAACTTAGTAGGGTCTTTTAACCATATACTACCGAAGCCATATATAAAGAATTCTGAGTGCATTGTCTTAGCAGAAGCTACTACATCAGAAGACCTTGTCATATCATATCTACCGTTTGAACGTCCCCATACAACCTTATTAGCTTTTGGGGTAACAAGATAAATATTAGCCTCGTTGTTGTTACCAATAAGTTTAGTTCCTTTAGGTACTTCTTGGCTGTTAGAGTATGCTTGGTCAGCAGCGTCCCAGATAAACATTGAGTGGGTAGTGTAGTCTGTACCTCTTGGGTGCATACCTCTACTGTTTTTATCCACCATGGCAATGTTATTCAAAGAGATGTCTTCTTCAATCTCTACCATTCCTATTCCTGGCAAGTTTACACTTGTGAATCTGATAGGCTCTAATTTCAAGTTATATAAATCTCCTGAAACTGGGTTTTTAGATAGGGTTCTCTCTAATCCCATAAGAGGTGCGATATTCGATAACTGGCTGTTTACTTCATCTTTGAAGATAAGCCTTACGTTATTAAATGCCTCAGTACCACATTTGAATTTAATTCTTGATTCAATTGTGTTTTTATACGGGTTTGCTTTGAATACATAATCACGAGCTTGTTTAATGTGAGAACGTTTAATTCCACCTGGTCTACCATAAGTGATGATTTCTCCACGTCTTAGTTGTCTCCATAAACCTTCGTTGTATTTTACAGTTCCTTTTTGGGTTTGTATTTCTCCAGCCTTAGACCACATCAAATTAGTTGACATTTGTTTGTCAAATTTCTGAATAGTTAACATTTCTAAGATTGAACCTACGGTATATTTATGAGAACCATTAGATTGTTTTTCACGCATAAGGACAATCTCTTTTCCTTCTTTGTAGAATTTCTCAATCTCTTTTATGTAGTCCATAGAAGCTGTTATACCTTGACGTAAATCAACAGAGTCAGCCTTACCAGAGAACATTGTTTCATAACCGATTCCACTTCCTAGTTGGAACTCACAAGTCATGTAATTTGTTGCTCCAGGCATGTGCACAAGTCCTAACTTTTCGCCCCACTCAGCTATACCATTTCCGATTTCAAAATATTGAATGTTTTTAGCAAGTAATTCTGACGGATAGGTTTTGTCTGGGTCTTTTGTCAACAAGATTACAGTGTGTTCAAAACCATAACCCAAATTAACTACAGGCTCTGAATCAGATACCGCAATTGAATCTCCGTTCAAAGCATCACAAGTTAATTGTGTGTTTGGAGCAAATTCTCTATTTAAGGAGATTTTGAAAGTTGTTCCATCCATACCAGCATATTGTTGGTAAGATAAATCTTCTACTGTTTTTACTGAACTATCTGTTTCGATTGGTAAGTCGTAAGTAAATTTACCCTCCCAACCGTTAACTTCTAATACAGCATCGTGTTTTAACATGTCTTGAAACAACGGTGTGTGTGTCATTTCTTGTTGCCCAAACCAAGACTGTAATTTCAGGTGGTTCTTCATTGGGTCTTCTTGGTACCATGTGTGTAGTGTAGACGCATCTTGGAAACCTTGGCTATTAACAATACTGTCGTTTGCCGAGATTCCTTTAATATCTACAATGGTATTTCCATTCCTCGTTAATGAGGCGTTAGAGAAAAAACTCATATTTTACTTTTTTGTTTGTTATTGAAATAATTCGTCAAGGTCGTTATCCGAACCTTTCTTTGATTGTTCTGTTTTTTGTGAGGCTGTTTTTGGTTTGAGTGTTATCAGCTGTTTAAAAGTATTCTTCGACACTTCATTTTTAATTTTAACGCCCAATAGTTCATTAAAAGCTTTTTCGTCGTTGAGTAAAAAATTAACTTTAGCAAAAAGTTCTGGATTTTTCTTAGATTCAAAATATAATTTATCTGCTTCTGATAACCCATACTCATCTATTTTTGAAGCTTTTTCTATAAGTCCTTTTAAAAGACCTTCGTTACTTACGTTTAAATTCTTATAAGCTTCTTTTACAGATTTTGTAAATTGCTTATGCTCTTCCTTTGCAATTTCAATTTGCTCTAACTGTTCTTGTTTTTTTTGCTCTACAATATTATTGAAGTTAGCTTCTACTTCTCCCGCAACTTTTTTAGCTTCTGTATCTAAGACTAACTCTTTTTTTAATTTGTGAATCTTATAATCTATTACATCGTTATCAAGACCTTGTGACATTAGTTTTTGTCTTACTAAGTATTCTTGATGTTCTTCGTCTTCTAAGTTTAAGTTTTTTAGTGGGTGGACGTATTCAGATTCAATTTGAATTAATTCACTTAAATCTCCTCCAGCCTTTTTAAGCTCAATCATTTTCTTTGTGGCATCATCTAAGCCTTCAACAGAAACATACTTTGATTTTAACTCAGTAGCTTTTAACTCTTTTTGACTTTCTTCAATCTGCTCAAATAATTCTGGTGTCATTTGGACATCTGAAATAGAGATTGCTTTTTTCTCCCCTGTTTCTGGGTCTTCAATTTCTATGTCTACATCTTCCCAATATCCTTTATCAATAAGAAACTTTACATGTTTTGTAAAACTGTCGTCCTCTTTTACTTGTTTAATTTCTGGTAAAGGTTGTTGAGGGATTTCCTCTTTATCAAAGAGTGAGTCTAAAGGTAACTCTTCTTTAACTTCTTCAAGATTATCTATTGATGTTTCAACTGAGTCGAACCACGCATCTAAAGATTTTTCTTCTACTACTGTTGGTTGGTTTTTTTCCATTTTATCTGCGCAAATTTATTATTACTGTTTTAGTTTACAAAAAGTGTAAAAATTGTAATTAATTGATAATTTTTAAACTTATATATTATTTTTAATTCTTGTTTATTATTGATGTTTGTAATTGTACATCTAAAGCTCTTCTTTTAAGTGCCAACTCTTCTGATTCTTTAGCTAGTTTTTTTAATTCTAATTTATTAGAATCTATATCTGACTTCTCCTTTCTTTGTAAGTCTTGAGTTTTTAATCCTATTTCAGCTTCTTTATAAGAATTTTGAATTGTGTTTTGATAGGCTTTGTCTACTCTATCATAACCTTCTGTATTAGATTGTTTATCAGCGGCTCTTGCTTGTGATTGAATGTAAGCAGATTCTATTTTGGCTTCGGCATTGATATTAGCCAACTCCTTCTCATGTGCCATAACTTTATAAGAGGTTTGTGTCTGAGCTTCTATTTGCTTAGTTGTTTGTTCATCTTGGAATTGTCTTTCAGCTGCTACTCTATTATCGTTTTTAATTCTAATTTCTTTGGCTAATTGTTGGATTTCAACCAATACTGGGTTTGTTACAATTGATATAACGTCTTCCATATCCCTTTGCATTGTATTATCGTTTAACACAAAAGATTTAATCATTTCTATCGCTTTTCTGTCTTTAGAGTTTCCTACTGGTTGTACTCCTAAGTTTCTTAAAGGGAATAATTCACCGTCTTCTTTTAAAATGTCTATAAATGCGAGTTCACCATCACCCTTTCTTGAAAGTATTGTTTTATCTTTACCCTCTACTTCACAATATTGTGCAACTGCTAAATGTACCTCCATCGCCTTAGCTTTGGATACATTCATTTTATCGAAGTAGTGATTAATTAAATTATGATGAGCTTGAACTCCTTGTTTAACACCTTCTGCTGTTTCTGCTGTTACCATTTGACCCAGCATTTGAGGACTTAATCCAAAAATGTTCAAAGCCTCTTGTTTATAATCTTTGGCTAACTGCCATTTGTATTGTACTTGTGCGGCATATACGACCTCTTGTCTTGAAAACAAATTAGGTTGATTACCCTCTGTATTTTGTTTTGATAGATTAACACCTAATAAACCAGTATCTTTTATGTCTTCTCTAATTCTGTATAGAGATTCTAATGTACTTTCATCTCTATATTCAGACGGCAGCCCCGTAATGTCAAACATAAAAAATACACCAAGTTCTTTTTCTAAAAGCTCTGTGATTTGATTCATGCAGATATTATGTAACTGTTGATAAGGTTCTAATTTTATAGCGATTCCGTTGTCTATCAGCCCGCAAACAGGAAGCTTTACATCGTAGATATTCGATAAACTTCCTTTTATTTGAAAATCTAAAGGTCTTACGTCTAAGTATAAATCGTCTTTTAGTGTAGTTGCATTTGACTTAATCTTTACAAATTTCCAAATTTCTGGAGCATAGGCGTAGGTTATTGTGTTAACAAACTCGTCTAGTCTATCCTCTTTAAGTGCAATTTGTAAATCAGAAAGCCCTTTGTCAGAAACTTTTTTAATCTCGTTTTCTTTTAAAAACTCTGTATCTAAATCATCTGTTACAATATCAACAGAAATACTACCTAGTTCATTCTCGTGAATGAGTACACCTATCCTCTTATAGCTTCTCCAATACCCCTCAGCAACCCTTACACTATCCATTCTAACATTAATGTCATCTCTAAGATAACTTGAGAATGCGCTACTATCAAAATCAATTGAATTTTCTTGTCTTGGTAAGTATCTCCTAGATTCTACTCCATTATTATCTAACGTTACACCTAACGGTTCTCCTAATGCTCCCTCTAACTGTAGGTTTATTAAATGGTCTTTATAGTTATGAAATGGTACTATTTCGTGTTTTGGGAACACTGCGTCCATTGGGCTAACACCTTTACTTGGTCTGTTGTAGTAACTACCACTCTGATACATTGATGTGCCTTGATTCCAATAATTAGCTATTTTTTCTTGCTCCTTAGTTGTCATCAAGTGTCCGTATCTATTTAGGAGGTCGGAAACACTCATTGTTGTAATCCTGCCTACAAACTCTCCGTCTTGTGGGAACTTGGCGTTTACATCTTCTGAGAAAAAGGTCTGTTCTGGTAGCCACCTTTCTATGTTGTATGAATCATAACCAACTCTATAATGTCTAAACCATCTGCCTGTTAGTAAGTAATCTATAAAACTTTCTCTATCTTCTTCCTCTAAGTAGAATCTTTTTTTATCGGCAGAAAGTACATTTTGTGCCCACTCCACTGCTAAAATTTTAAAGTTTTTACTCATAAAAGACTCTATTTCTGGTGGAGTTAGAGCTTTAGTTTGCTTTTGTATTTCTTGCTGGTAGGCATCTGCTTCTTCTTGTGATTGGAAATCTGACTTGTTGGGGTCAACTCCTCTAATTAGAAGCATTTTATTTAACTCCTCTGTGAATAGTTGTTCAGCGTGCTTGTGGAGCAATTCTGTTTTTGTTCTGATATACTCGTTAGTAAAGTACTCATCAATAGATTCTACCCTATATTTATCATCAAGCTCCATGTAAGCGGATGATATAGCAGTGACTACTATCCCTATAAAATCGAAATGTTTTACGTGAGTCGGTATTCCTTTATCTGACCTTAAACTTCTTATTTCTTTATCGAACCAAGGAAGCTCTTGAAAACCGCCTTCTCCAAAACCTGTGCCGATTTGGGTAAACCTGCCTTCTGTCATTGCTCTATAATCCCTAAACTTTGCGTTCTGGTGTAATTGTACTATACCAGTTCTCTCTAAAGCATCAACACAAGCCCTTTTCCAAGCCTCTGTTTTTTTAGAGTTCGGTACAGCTTGTACAGGCATTAAGTTAGACCCATGACCGCCTCCAAATGCGCCATTAAAGGTTGAAAAATTTAATTCTGACTTCATTTTTTTAATTTAATCTACAAAAGTAAATCTTTGTTATCCCTTGCACAAATTGATAACTTTTCATTTTATTAACGACGGTTTTTTATAGAATAAAAACTGCTTACTCTGCTTATTGTGTTGTAGAAACTTAGTTGCCTTCTTTCTTTTTTTACTTGCGGAGCACTGTCTCTCTCTTTTTCATAATCTCTGGTTTTCCACCTGTATGAACTTTGCAGATAGTGCATGTAACTAACACAAGCCATTGCAGATATTATTCTATCGACGTTGGCATTTTCACTATACTTCATAATTTCGTCCAATAAAACTATGTCGTCAATTCTCTGTACACCTTTTAAAGTAATTAAATCTCCTTCTTCATTTTCAACTTGAAACTCTTCGTTACAGTAGTCTACAAATAAACTAAAAAGGTGTCTCTTAATCATTGGACTCCACCCTGTTTTTCTTTTTAGGTTATTAGGCAAACTGAAACTTTGTGTAAAATCTAAACTTTGTGCCAAGTATTTATCCGATAAATGCTTTCTATCTAAAAAGTCTTTTATGTTGTAGTTAAAATTTTCACCAAATACACACCCATCTAAAAAATACAACTCCATTAACATAAGCCATTTTTCATAAACTTCTTGATGTCTCTGTGGTCTAAAAGATAATGATGCCACTATTTTCTCGGAGAAGGGGTCTCCAAGTATCTTATTTTTTATAACATAGAATGTAGCAACAGAATCTGTCTCGCTGTCTTCTGATGCGTAGTCATCAAATGCTCCTACGTATGTTCCGTATCTTGGTCTTTCTTTTGGCGGGTCTTCAAATATTAATGCTGGTGCATCCACAATTCCTCCAGAATGCGGGTATTGTACAATATCTTTTGAGGAGAGGTCTATTCTTATAATTCCACTACTATCTCTATATAAATCTCTTCTTCTGTCCCAGTTTCCTGTAGCTAATAGAAATTCTCTGTGTGCTCTTGTTTCGGCGATAGGAAAAGGGCTTTCCTTACCTGATAAGAAGATTTCACTTGGGTCATAAGGGTGGTACGCTAAGAGCCTAACGTAGGCTTGCCTGTCTGCTATTTTAGAATCTCTTTCCTTATCCTCTGCTATTTTTGCATTTTCCCAATCCGTTACAAGTAATGGAATTTGACTTAACGTTTCTGAAATTATACCTAAGTAATCTGCTAAATTACCTTCTATTTTTTTGTGTTTTACGGACATTTGTGTAGGTAAGAACAATCCAAAATCTTTTCTTTCCCACGTTATTAATTCTTTAGGTACACCTCTTTCAAGTATGTCCCAATCCATTAGACAAATTCTATTATCTTTTGGATTATTTAGCATTTTTATTGCATCTGAGGCAAGCTCGTCGTTACCTCCTGTTCCTGTAATAATCTGCGAACACCTTAATATACCACTACCCCACAATGCTGGTTCTAAGGCATCTAATTGTTTTTTAAAGGGGAATTTCATTGCTTCATCCAATATAAACTCATCTGGGGTAAATCCAGCTAAAGACTCTTGTTTTTTCTTATTAGAACCACCTTCTAAGTTTATAATGAACACATTGCATGTAGCAATAGACTTATTGCTTTTAGTTTTTATTCCGTAAACTTTACCTCTACCATCTTCTGTTGGTGATAGAAAATACAATCTGAATGCTTGTGTCATATTCAATTGACAAGTATCCATATTGTTATGAATGTGACCTAAATCTTCGGAGGAACCTCCAGCGCAAAGTATTTGCTTTTTTGAAAGAAGTTGTGCCCTAACAATTCTTGAGGCGTTCATTGTAGTTTTTGCGGCACGTCTTGTAGCAGCAATAAGACTTGTCAAACCTTCTCTTCTGCTCTTGTTGAAGTATTCTGTGATGATGATTTCATTATCCCTGAGAGGAGGGGGTTTTATTACATCTAAATTTTCAGGTATTCCGTTCCTTACAACAGTAGTTGGTATGTTTGTTACAAAGTGATTGAAGTGAAAATATAGCCAGCCGTCTATAAAATAATCATCTATTATAATACCACCCTCTATTTTTTTATATTCGTCTACATAATATTGTAAGGTATCTTTATCCTGTTCCCAATAATGTTTGTCTTTGTTCCAAAGAGGTGGGTTTTTATTTAATAAGTGTATAGTTTTTGGGGGTGGAGAATCGAAATCTATACCAAGTTCATCTACTTTATTTTTTATTTCTGGATATATATCATAAAGGATTTTGTGCATAGCTAAAGTAGCCTTTTGCTTATCTAAAAATAAATTTATACCTACAACAGCTGATTCCTCTTTTATATTTAACGCAGAAACCGTATCATCTATCGAGGATACGGATTTGAATAATGTATTATGAAACTGTATTTCATTTGCCCTTAAAGTGAGGTCTTTTATGTCAGATAAATTAGATGCAGATATATAGTCCTCCGCCCTTTCTGTATGTATTGAAATTATACTTAAAGTTTCTTTTGCAAAATCTTTGAATGGTTTTGTATTGTTATCTGATTCTGCTTTTTTAACGAAGTATTTTAACCTGCTGAGTATAGCAGAGACTAATTCATTTTGGACTTGGAATTCATCGACTTTTGAGTCCGATTGTTTTTTATCTATTTTTTCTGGAAAATATCTCCAATCATTCTCTTGCAAGTATTTCTTATATTTTAAAAATTGATTTTTATTCTTTTTAATAAAAGACTTTATAAAATCATTTTCAGTTGCCATATTTAAGAAGATTTTTGAATTTTGTAAAGTAGGGGCATACCATAAGTTTTAAAATTATCCTCTACATTTTTTATAGTTTCTGGCTCTAATTCTATAATATTGTTGCCGTCTGGTTTATATAAAAATTTTGGTCTCAATTTATTAATCTCCTCTAATAAGTCTTTTGGTATTTCTATAATTTGAGAATAGGCATCTACTACATATACTAATCTTAGTTGCAGTCTTTGTAAATCTGTCTGGTATAAAGTTGGTTTAAATTCAAACTCTACAATTTTATCTATAACATCTGGGGAATCTATTCCTTTTTCAGTGACAATTTTAGCTAATTCCTCTCTACCTTTTACTATATTTGGAGCTAGTGTTTTTGCAAAGTTTTCATAATCTTTGTATTCTTTGTAAATTACCTCTAAGTGATTTTTTGCGATTTCTTCCATTTTTATTCTTCTATTTCGTTATCTTGTTCTACTCCGTTTTTACAGAATCTTTCTAGCGATGAGTGTATTTCTTCATCCGTAGCATAAAAGTAATGCTTACCCCCTATTTGTGGCTTATGTAGGAATTGGAATAACACTTCTCCAAGACTTAATTCGTAATTCTTTTCAATAACTTCCTCCAATTTTTGAATAAAAACTCCTTTATAATTAATTGACATTTCCTTTTATATTTAGTTCTATTTTATTTTTTTTATCTCCGTCTTTGTACTCTAAAATTACTACTTTATCTATGTTGTGCTTATGGTCATTGTTTTTATAGTTGATAGTGTATTGGTTTTCTTCATCAGATTGTACCGATGTACATCCACAAGTACCTATAAGGTTAATCACTTCTGCGTCTAATACAGTTACTATTGTTAAAGCTTTTTCATTTCTTTCAATAGTTCCAAAGTCCAATATGTAACCTCTGTTACTTTTTTCTACTGTTGTTTTTGTTGATTTTATTTCCATTTGTTTTTAGGGCATTTTTCTTCTTTAATTATGACTTTATATTTGATTGTGCATCCACATATTCCGCAAGCACTATTATCGTCATTTAATTTGAATTTTGTTATGAAAGTTAATAAGTTTGAAAGATTGTAATAGACTTTTTGTTTAAAACTCATTTTACTATAATCACTAACCATAAACTCGCATCTCCTGCATTTATCGTATCTTTTGGCAGCTTCTCCTACCAATCTGTCGTCTATAAATCTGCTAGATATTATTCTAATTATCTTCATCCGCAATAGTGTTTTGAAATTCTTGTATCTCCTCCCTTGTTTTACCTGAGTATTGATTTTTTACAGAATCCTTTTTCTTAATTGGTGTCCCCTTTATAGGTTTGTATACTTGCTCGGCAAACATATCGTAAAATCTATTATTTCGGGCTCTTATGTGCATCTTACTTAACTCTTCATCATATTTACAATGGAGTATTCCTACTTGCGGTATGTCAAAACTATACTTGTCTGTAGTTGCAACTTGCTCTTTTAAGTAATTAATAGCAACTCTTAATAAATCTTTTACGTCTCTATCGTTTAAAGATTTTCTCCTATCGGAATATTTTCTTATTAAATCTTTGTCAAAAAATATAGCCCCTTTTTGAAACTCTATTTTATCTGTGTACACTACTCTTTTTTCTTAAAATTGACAATTAGGCAAACCCTTTCATCAGATGTGTCTAAAAATTGGTTTTTTAATTTAATAAGTTCTGGGTTTACCACTTTTAATCTTTGGTTTGTTGGGTGGTTATTTAAAAAACCTTTTGCTTTTAAAGTGTAATTTAAAGCTGTTAGATTTGAGGCGGCTCTTTTTTTTCTGACTTTATCGTATTCTTTTAAAAATCTTTCTTTTCCGACCTCTACGTCATTTTCTTTTAGGTATATATCAACCTCCTCTAAATTTTTTAATTTTGTGCCGAAAACAGAGTTGAAAGCTTTTAGTTTATCCGCTTTATCCTTGTTATCACTCTCTTTACATAAAAATAAAGACATTATCAAAGACCTCTTTGTTCTAGGGTTATACCCATTAAGAATATATTCTCTTAGAATCATTCTTTCTTTGTATGCTAGATTTGTTCTAAGCTCTGTTCTGGCATATAGATTAAGAACAATGTCTATCAGCTCCATATCGTTTGAATACGTATAATCTATTAAGGTTCCTGCCATAGTTATTCTTCAGATAATCCGCATAAAACTTGCATTTCGTTTTCAATTCTCCATAATCTTTGCTGAAAAAAATTAACTTCCATGCCTATGTTTCTTTGAAATACTATTTTATCACCAACCTTATAATCTTCTACCTTGCTACCGCAATATAATATTTCACCTTCACATAAGTTTGTAGCCATAGATAAGCCTTGGCTTTCTGGCATTGCTACAATAATCTCTTTTCTTTTAAATACTGGTTTCTTCATCTTTTAAAAAATATCCTGTTCTTGCTTTTGTTATGTGCTCTTTTATTACTCTTATAGAATCTATTGATACTACTCTGGACATATCTACGCTTGTTTCATAATACTCTATTACCTTTTCGTCTTGACAAAAAAGCATGAAGAATAAAAAAGTAGATGTTGGTTTTTTTGGTATTATTAGATGAGAGCATTCTAAGTCGTATATCACTACATTTTGTGTCTCTTTTACTATTTTATAATTGTAAAAATTTAAGTGGCGACTTATTTTTTTAAAATTGGTTTTATAGTTTATATAGTCCATGTGCAAATATAAGTTTTATATTTTATATATACAAGAACTTTAACAAAACTTTAACATATATATTATTTTAAAAATTATTAATTTGGATATTTGAAATATACTTTCTATATTTGCAGAGTAAAAAACCAAAAAATGCAAGACAAATTAGGTATAACAGAGTACGAGGAAGTCTTATTTGATAACATATCTAAAGTTGTTATTAACAGAAACTATTTGGTTGAAAATTCTGTTTTTTGGGATAATTTAGTTTTTAAAATGTTTGAAGAGTATAACTTCTCTATGGAAGATATATCTATTAGAAAGCAGGCTAAGTACGTTGAGATGTTTTTAGCTACTATGATTAAATTTAAACCATCACAAGAACTACCTAAAGATGTTTTATATGTATAAAAATTAATTATTTAATTTCGGCTGTAAAAACTCACTGATGATTTCTTTGAGAATACACCTCTGAATTTGTTTGCCGAGAATCAAGTGAGGTGTATTTTATTATCAAAAGACAGGATAAAGAATTTGATAGGTCGAAAGACAGAATTTTTAATCTGAACGGTCTTTTAAATATAATAAGACAGGGTTAAAATCTGGTCAACCTGAAAAATAGGGTTAAAATCTGAACGGTCTTAAAATGGTTGAGTGGCGGAATTGGTAGTTCCGACATAATTTAGTATATTTATAAAAAAATAGTATTTATGAAATTTTTTCACAGATTGAAAAAAGACATAGGAAATTTTGTATTATCAAAATACGACAACAAATGTACTAATTGTGGCTCTAAAGAAAACCTTTGTGTTCACCATGTAATTAAAATGAAACCAAATGATGAAAATTACAATGATGTTGAAAACCTTACTGTTTTATGTAGGTCTTGTCATTTATCTCATCATAGAAAGGAAGGAGATGTTGTGCCAAATAATTTACCCCCACCAGGAAATCCTTATGGGAGAAGAGGTAAAAACCCTCCTATAATATGTATTGAAGATGGTTGTGAAAACTTCCAACATGGTAAGTCTCTTTGTAAAAAACATTATGAATACAAAAGAAGAAGAGGTTTAATTTAGAATTTACAGGTTCGAATCCTGTCTCAATCCCAAATTAAAAAAGTGCCGAGCAATACCTTTGCATTAGTACTGCACGTTAAAAAATAAATTTATCGGAGTTTAAAAAGTGGAAGTAGAAGACCATAATAAAACTAAAAAAATACATAAAAGACGTGAACGTCATTTTACGGAAATTAAGACCTATCTTCTACAATACTAGGTCTTTTTCTGTTTAATGGCGTTTCGCATTTTATAAAACTAAATAATTATGTTCAATATTATTACAAATGTTAAAAACAGAAATGTTGTAGATAACATATCTTTAGAAGAGTTAATACACCACTTAAAAAATCCTTCTATTGTCCACAAAAGAATTGTAGATAACGCTAGAACTTTTGACAAGGAATCAAAGCGGTACAAGGATATAAAAAAATCTCTTCCTTGCTTTGTGCCAAATTATAAGCACAATAAATATGTAAAAACAGATACGATAGAAAAATCTACTGGTTTTATCTATATTGACGTAGATTATAAAATAGATATTGATTTTTCTGAATTTAGTTTTGTTGTCGCATCTTGGAAATCTCTATCAGGAATAGGTAGTGGTATTATTGTGGCATTAGATAATTATAGTGAATTAAATACTAATTTAAAAACTATGAGAAGTATAATTAACAGTATTTGTGAAGTATTGGATATTAAAGCTGATAAAGCCGCTGTATCAAGAGATAGATTAAATGTTATTGGATATGATTACGACACTTACTACAACCCTAATTTTACAAGATTTAATACTTCTTTTGTAGATAATAAAGAAGATAAAAAAGTGGTAACAAGAGAAAATAAAAAGCTTTTAGAAAGGTTGGACACCGATTACCACTTTTACGAGGGGGAATTAAGGATGTCCAACCTTGATGAAATGAAAGAAAACATACTATTTAAAGACGATGTTTTATTTTTAGATATGTCTGAAAACCCTATAAAATATACAAGTGTATATATACCTAAGACAATACCATTAGGTAGTAGAAATAATACAGTTTTTAGAATACTATCAACAATCAAAGCGTTAAATCCATTAGTAAAAAAAGAAAGATTTTTTGGACTTGCTAAACACATTAACAACAATATATGTTTTGAACCCATGGATGCAGAGGAATTACAAAGTATTTGCAATAGATTGTTAACTGCTGATGTACCACTTTTTGCGAATAAAGAACAAAAATACCCATTTAACCCAATATACACATTAACGGGTAGAGAGAGGAGTTCTATCGCATCGGGTGAACACAATAAAAAAGAGGGTAAAAAGAATACAGATAAAATTTTAAAGGTAGCAGGAGAGTGGAATACACAAAAAGATGGTAAATTCACAATAAAAGCGCTATCTATTAAAATTGGACTATCATATAAAACAGTGTTAACAAGAAAAAAAGATATAAAAATTTGTATAAGTGAAAATAAATAAGCAACTTTGCATTTTAAAATTAAAAAATATGAAAAATACACATCAGTTTGACCAAAAAATGTACAGAATAGAAGTGTTAAATAATGATAGTTATTTTGTTATAGCATATTCTAAAGTTCATGCAATTGTAGAACTTGTTAATATGAAGGTTAAAAACGGTTATCCAAGCTATGCTGGTGAATATGATACAGAAAATGTTCACTTATTAAGTAACGAAAAAATGCGGGATATAATTATCGACTATAATTATGTAAAAGATACAATTGAACAAGAAACATTACTTGAAGTATTTGAGGAATTAACGGAATATAAAGAAAATACTGCTGACTTTTATGGAGTTGTTGCAGATGACTTTATAGACTATAATTAACATATTAAACTTAAAAGATATGAACATTAACAGACCAATGTACCACGTAAAAATAGAAGGTGACGTAAGAAATATTATTTACACACTTCCAGACATGATAGGTGTTAAGTACAACACAGCAGATAATAAAACAGAAGTTTTAGTAAAAGCTAATAAAATAGATGAAAAAGATGAAGTTGTAAAATATTTTTATAGATTACATGTAGATTTAGAAAAGCATAAAAAAGCGTATAAAAAAGAACAAGTTGAAGTAATTTATTTACAAAGTTTTACAGTTTAAAATGCAATATAAACTAAGAGACTACCAAGAAACTTGTGTACAAAAAGGAGTGGAAGTATTAACTTCTAATAAACCTTGTAAATCCATAATAGTAGCCCCTACCGCAGCAGGGAAGGCTCTAATAATTTCAGCAATAGCAAAAGAACTGAACGGATTAGTTTTAGTTTTACAGCCATCAAAGGAATTACTTACACAAAATTATAAACATTACACTTCTTATGGACTAGAAGCTTCAATTTATAGTGCATCATTAGGTAGAAAAGAGCTTGATAAAAGAGTTATATTTGCCACAATAGGTTCAGTTATTAAAGACGCAGAAACATTGCGTAAAAAGGGCTTGAAATACGTCATATTGGACGAATGTCATAGAAATTCTAAAAGAGGTTCACAAGTAGATAAATTTTTAAAAACTGCTAATGTAAAAAATGTTTTAGGTTTAACCGCAACACCTGTAGTTTTAAGTAACTCTTTAAAAGGAAGTATGCTTAAAATGCAGAATAAAGAATACACTAATATATTTAATAGTATTGCTCATGTAGTTCAAATTCAAGAAATGACATCCAGAGGTTATTGGACACCGTTGGAATATAAGCAAGTTAGTATGGATTTATCTAACCTTACTTTAAATTCAATAGGTACAGAATTTACAACGGAATCTATTACTAAAAACTACATTGAAAATAATTTAGATAAAGTTATTACGGACACAGTTTTTGAGTTAGAGAAAGATAAAGTTAAATCTATTTTAATTTTTTGCCCGTCGGTTAAAGAAGCAATAGAATTACAGCAAAAGATAAAAGGTAGTGAAGTTGTTTATGGAGATATGAAGAGTGACGATAGAGACCGTATTTTAAGCGATTTTAGGCAAGAGAAATTCAATGTACTTATAAACTGCCAAATGCTACAAATAGGTTACGACAATCCAAATTTAGAGGCTATAATAATGGCAACACCAACAAATAGTGTTGCTCTATATTACCAAATTTTGGGTCGGGCAATAAGAATAAAAGATGGTAAAGAAAGCTCACAAGTAATTGATTTAGTAGGTAATGTAGATAGATTTGGTAGAATAGAGGATTTTACATTTGAGGAACAAGGTTATACTAATGGTTGGGCAATGTTTAATGGAGAAAAAGTTTTAACAAATTTTCCGCTTGGTAGTAAGATTTTACCAACAAGAAAATCTTTACAAGCTAAATTAGAAACACCAAAAACTAAAACTGATATTAAGTTTCACTTTGGTAAGTATAATAACCAAACATTAGAATCAGTATTTAAAAAAGATAAAGGCTACTTAGTTTGGCTTATAAATAACAAAGAATTTAATTGGTTCGGTGAGAAAGGGTTAAAACTAAAAAATGAAATATATAAAATATTAGATTTAGAGATACCTATTAGTGAAGTTAAACCTAACTTGACGCAAGAAAAATTAAGTAATAGAGAATTTTTAGAAAAACACACACCTAAACAAGAAGATTTAAAAAATATTTGGTAAAAACTAATTGTTAATTTTATCTTAAAATATTTTAATATAACAGTAAAATAATATATCTTTGTACAAGAAATAAAAACACAGAGAAAGATAAATAAGTAATAATTCTGAGGTACGCAGATATTAAAGGTAAATATTAGTTACATTATTACAACACTATTGAGAGGTGTTAAGTTTTGTTGAGTATGGTAAATATTTAATGTGAGCCCTGCGGATGGAGGGAGAACTTAGTTATCTAAATTTATCCCAATCTCAATGGCTGTGTTTTTAAATAAAATATGCAAAATAAAAAAAGTGGTGGTCAATTCCATTCCTAACGGTCGTATAAAGTAGTACATTTTTATTTGTATAAATAGGTTAAACATTAAAACCTTTGTATATTATCGAGTAGTAGAGATGTTGCAGAAATGTATTATAACAAATCGAGAAATAGATAGTTACATAAATACTATGAATAAAGGGAAGTGGACTTGGAAGTAGTCATCTTTTAAAGAGTTCTACCCTACTATACACAAAAAGCCCCCTTTGGTAAAAAAAGAAAGGTTCGGTGTATAGATAAATAGTGAACCGTAATATGATGGAGATAACATCAAAAGCTTATTACATTAGTAGATTTGGTGTAACAACACACCTTTATAGTAAATAATGTCAGTTTATACTAATCAATTTTCTGTAAAAAAGTAGATTGTTTAAGGTCTTTTATCTCAGTTGGTTAGAGAAGCTCGCTCATAACGAGAAGGTCGCAGGTTCGAGTCCTGCAAAGACCACTACATTTTAATAATAAGTCAGTTTAGTCAAGTGGTAAGACATCGGTCTGCAAAACCGAAATCAAGAGTTCGATTCTCTTAACTGACTCTAAAATTTAATGGTTTCACGTCTTTTAGATAGTATCTCAAGACCAACCATCGTTTTGTGTAAAACCGTGGGTGTTAAAGCTGGTTTATTTTAAAAATAGTAGAAATATGATAGGATTAGAAAAGTTAGAACAAAAGTTTAACGAATTAAAAGAACGACATAAATTATTAGATAAAAAACTACTTGAAAGTAGAATACTTTACCTTGCTCAGATTAATTATGACAATGGAGATAAAAACGCTTTTAAATTTGCAGAACAAGATTTAAAAATTATTAATAGACAGTGATAAAAAAATACAGCAAAAAAGGATTAGAAAATGAGTTATGGTTGTTGTAAGGTAGAGGGTTGTAAAAACCAAGGTAAACTTCATAGAAATGGTAAAAGGTTTTATCCAAGAGGTTTTTGTAATACACACTATAAAAAGTTTGTAAAAGAAAATAGAGACATTATTGAGGCAGAAAAAATAAAACCAGAATGCTGTTCTGTTGAAAATTGTGAAAGACCTAAACCGTATAGAAGAGGTTTGTGCGAGTTACATTATAGAAGGTTTATGGATAATGGTGATGTAAATACAGTACAAGAAAGAAGAGAGGGACAAACAGAACATCCTCTATATAGTTTATATCACGGAATGAAAGGAAGATGTTTAACAGAAACAGATAAAGATTACCCAAGATACGGTGGAAGAGGAATAAAGATTTGCGATAGATGGTTAGGTGTAGATGGGTTTTTTAATTTTGTTGAAAATATGGGAGAAAGACCAGAAGGTTACACTTTAGATAGAATAGATGCCAATGGTGATTATTCTCCAGAAAATTGTAGATGGGCTGATATTTACACACAAAGTGGGAACAAAAGAAATTCAAAAAATACAGGTGTAAGTTTTATAAAAAAGACAGGTAAGTATAGAGTAAGAATATCAATAAATAATACTACACATACACTTGGCTTGTGTGGTAGTTTAGAAGAAGCTTTAGAAATTAGACGATTGGGAGAAATTAAATATTTAGGATTTGAAGTACAACTATAAAAAACTAGACTACAACACAGAAGATTTAGAAAGTTTATCTAATTCTGATTTAAAAAAAGTTGCAGATTATTGGTTAAGACAGTATTTATTATCTGTACATAAAAACGGCATATATTATTTTTGTCCACTAAAAAATAAAAACTATGGTTTATCTAATATGCACGTGGCTCACTATTATGATAGGGGCATTATGAACACTCGCTATGATTTAATAAACTGCCATTTAATTTCTTCTGTTTCTAATACTTTTGACGCACAAGTTAAAGTAGAAGGTTATAAGTCATTACATCACAAAGACTATCAAGAATTTTTGATTGAAAAATACGGGCAAGAAGGGTTTGACAAACTAACAGAACGGTCAAAACAAATGAAAATATTTTACAAAGAAGATTATATAGAAATAATAAACAAATTTAGGAGTAATGAGTGATACAAAACACTATTCGGAATTGGTTAGGTTAATTGATAAGTTTAACCAAGAAAGGAATACACTTGATACTAAAGGGTTGCAGACATTGAGAGAGGATATTGCTTTATCTTTTTTTTATTTCGCCGATTTTTCAGCAAGATGTATAGCAAACTACGATGCAAAAGATTACGAAAGAAAGCGTTTTTATTCAGCACAAGAAGAGTATTATAGAAATCAGTTAGATGAAAGAACGGGTAAGAATCACAACGTTGCAGATTCAGAGAGATTGGCAAGAATAGATGCAAAAGATATAGATGATATAACAGTTGAAGCTTTGCGACAAAAAGAAAAAATAAGAATTGTTAACGTAGCCGTTCAACAAATATTAAACTCATTATCAAGTAGAATTTCACAATTAAGTAAATAAAAAAATAAAATGGCAAAAAAAACACAAACAGAGGATACAAATTTTTCAAAAATAGAAAGTTTATATAAAAACGGAGGTATTGTAAATTTAGAAGATAACCCAAGATTTACTCAAAAAATAGACACTAAAAGACCATCTTTGCAGTTTGTTACTGACGGAGGTTTTCCAGTTGGAAGGTTAATACTAATCTCTGGACAAGAGAGCTCAGGTAAGTCTAGTTTAGCTATCCAAATTTCACAAATTATAGCAGAGTCTTTAGATAAGAATATACTATATGTTGATACAGAACACACTACTACTACCGACTACATAAGAGATTTAGTTGGTGGGTCAGCAAAAAGATTTAACCACTGTATGCCCGAAACAACAGAATTAATGTGTGATATTATAAGAAAAGAGATACCAAAATACGGGGTTGTTATTATTGACAGTATCAATAATTCGTCATCAAATGAGCGTATGCAAAAAGAAGCAGGTGAATTTACGATGAGTAACCGTGCTCGTGTTTTGTCTGAACAATTACCAATTTTAATCAGTTTAGCTGACCAACATAATACAACACTAATTGTACTTTCTCAAGTCAGAGAGAATATGAATAAAGCTAACAAATACAGTCCTGATACAGTAGTTCCAGGTGGAAAAAGTTTACACCACAATTCAAGTTTAAGTATTGAAATGTACCCTGCAATGAAGAAAAAAGAAGGTAAAGCTGATGAAATGGAATTATATGAAACCATTTCAGGAAGAATGGTTAAGATAAAAGTTGTTAAAAATAAAGTAGGAAAACCTTTCAGAAGTGTAGAATTAGAATTTACTTATGGTTTAGGATATACTATTGAATCAGATGTTGCATCTTCAGCTAAGAGGTTAGGTATTTTAGAAATGGCAGGAAGTTGGGTTAAGTATAAAGGAACAACTTTAGTACAAGGTATTGATAATTTAGTTCCTATGTTGTTTGATAACCCAGAATTATTAGATGATTTAAAGTTAGAAATCGCCGAAAAAACAAAAGAAAAAGACACAACAGATTAATACAGAAGAGATATGGAAAATAAATATGGTTGGACGGAAAAGAAAAGTTTTGAAACTTTTTATAAAGAACAATTTATAAGATTATACAAAAAAGTCTATCCTTTTAAATGTGTAGCACCTTTTAATGATATTAAAACAATAGAAGAAGTGTCTACGGAGATGGATAAATTAATTAATGAAAATGGGTAAATAATTATGCCGCCAAAAACTAAAAAAACAACAGTAACATGACAGCAGAAGAGAAAAATCTTTTGGAAAAAGCTTCTACATACATAGAAAGATTTGCAAAAGAGGGGTGTGATAAGTCAATAGAGTGGTTAGATAATTATAAAAAATAAAGATAAATCAGAAAAAGAATTATGTTAAATTTGAATGATATATTTATAGAACTTTCTGAAAAAGAGTTATGTTTAAAAGTAAATCCACATATAGCAGGACAAGACACAAATTTTGAAGAATTACATTGTGAGATATTAGACCCATACGGAATAAGACTATTATACTTTGACTATCAATTAGACCACTATTTACACGGAGGGAATATACTACCACACTCAGAATTAAACCCTTACGGATGGTATGAAAAAATAAGTACAATAGAGGATTTATTAAAACATATAGAGAATAAATAATAATACATAAAATATAACTATGTGGATAAATACAAATAAAGGAGAAGAATTTTTGAAGAAATTGATTAATAGTTATTACACCACTAAAAATTAATAAGAAGGATTAAAAATCAAAACAAAGAATATGGAAATGTACAATTTTAAAATAGTAGATAATAAAAAATTAGGGTTGTTAATGGGTAAGATACAATTATTAAAAGTAAACTACCATTGGGACTACATAAGAGAAAAAAATAACAATGAGATAAGCTTTAATAAGCCCGAAGATTATATGAAATGGATATTAGAGATAGACAAAGATATAGAAGAGTTATATGCCGCCAAAAACTAAAAAAACAACATTAAGAGATAAATCTCAAAAAGCAGAGTGGGCTTATCAAGGTAAAAAAGATTTTACTATACCAGAAAATGCCATAGGTTTCACATACTTAATAGAGATAATAGGAACACCTTTTTACTACTACGGAAAAAAGAATCTTACTTCTACTCGTGGACGTGGTAAAAAAGCTGTAACAAAAGAATCAGCTTGGCGAAATTATGAGAGTTCGAGTAAGGAGGTTAAAACTTTAATTAATGGCGGGAAAAAGATTAAAAAGACAATTCTAAAATTCTGTTCCTCAAAATCTGAACTTAACCTTGAAGAATGTAAAGCAATAATTTGTGGAGGAGGATTAGAGGATAGCAACTGTCTTAACAAATGGGTAACATTAAAGGTGTGGAGTCACCAATTAAAAAATAATTCAGAATAAATTTGCACAGTAAATAATTTTAGTTTATATTTGCAGAAGTTAAAATTAACAAAAGAAGTAAAAATAAAAGTAGACGGATTATAAATAACAGCATAAGATGGAAGAAGCAGATATTAGCGTTCACCTTGAACCAGAAACATTAGAAGGTCACACTAGAACTAATTATGAAAAAACGGCTTCCGAATCTTGGGATGACTTTATAATCATAGATTGTGACGGCAACCCTGAAGCTCCACTAGGTTCGTTTGGGAAAAGAAATGACACAATAGAGTACAAAGTCGGAGTAAAAGAAACTCAAAATGTAGAAAAAGCCCCTATCTTTACTTATTGCAAAGTAAATAAAAATGCTTTAGAGGCTTTATCTTTAAGAGCCTTATATGGACACAAGAAATACGAGAAAGAAAATGATTGGGAAAATTTCTCAAGAGTACCTAACGGAGATTTTGAGTATTCAAATGCAATGTTTCGCCACGCTTTAGAAATTGGTGGAGAAGAAGATGAAAAAGAGCATTTGATAGCATCAGCATGGAACGCAATTTCAAGATTAGAAATTTATTTAAGAAGTAAAAATTAAAAAATTGGGAAGGCTTTCCCCAAACATCGCAAAGCCACGAAACGTTATATGATAGCTTATCCTAACAGACAGCTAAAGTAGAAGCGAGAAAATATATGAAAAATGCTTCAAAAAGTAATTTTAAAAACAAGCCTATTAGTAGTTTGTCTTATTGCACTTTGTTTAC